CTGGCAAGCGATCTCGGGCTGCTGGTCCTTGGCGGGCAAGCGATCTCGGGCTGCTGGTCCTTGGCGGGCAAGCGATCTCGGGCTGCTGGTCCTTGGCTGACTCGCGTCCCTGGGCTGCTGTTTCTTTGACTGGCTACCTGCGGCCGTTATACTGCAGCATACAGCAAGAAGGAGGGCACATGGCACGGCTGCCAAGCGGGCGCTACCTTGCCCAGCACGCGGGCGACGACGTGATCGTGTTCGAGGAGGGCACTGAGCGCGAGGTCATGCGCGTCCCGCTGGTCTTGCGGGGAGGCGACGGCAGCGTCACGGTCAACAAGGACGGGATTGCCGAAGCGCAGGCTGTCATCTACCACAGTGAACTGGGCGACGAAGACCGGGCATTCGCGCATTTCTGGTGCGGGTACTTCTATGCGCACGCTGCCAGGGATACCGTTTAGCCCAGGAGGTCACGATGGCCAAGGCCCCGAAGGCCCCGCTTGCCGCGCATGCCGGCCGCACGCCTGCGCAAGTGGCCGCCGGGAAGAAGTTCGCCGCTGCCGGCCGTAAGGCGCAGGCTACCGCCCGGGCCCGGGGCAAGAAGCCGTCCGCTGCCCAGAAGCAGGCGGCGCTGAAGTGGGCCGCGGCGGGCCGGGCAGCGCAGGCGGCCAAGCGCCAGGGCAAGGTCCCGGTGCAGAAGGCCGCGGCCGTCGCTCCCGTCCAGCCTGCGGTCCTGCCCGGCTGGTGGCTGCTGGGCTGCAATGACGAGGCGCCCACGTGCGCGGCCACGGCAGTGGCCAACCACCTGCTGGCCGTCACGGGCCTGGCGCTGACTGCGCAGGAGGTCGCGCGGCTGCACGCGATGGCCGGGGGCGAGGACGGCGCCGGCATCGCTGACGTGCTGGACGTGCTGCTGGCTTGGTCACCTAGGGCAGATGTGCGCCTGGTGTCGGCCAGGCGCGCTGACGAGGCCATGATCGTGCCTGGCCTCGTCGTCGGCGTCAGCCTGCCGCACGCGCGCCATGCCGTGCTGTCCCACCCGCGGGGGATGGTCAGCTGGGGGCGCGTGATGCCCTGGACCGGGGTGCCGGATGAGGCGTGGGCACTGGAGTGGGCGGCCTAGTGCCACAATGGCTGGCCCTGGGTCAACGGCTGAACAGGCATGGCTGGCTTCGCCTGCGCGCAGAGGCAAGAGAACTGCGACATGTCCCTGGCGGCACGATCGTGTTGGCTGGCCTTGGATCAATGGCTGCAAAGGAGACGACTGGCCTTCAGCGAAGAGAGCCGGGAAGGCGGGCGCAGGCCAGTCGTCTCTCGCAGTATAGTATCAGCTCGTGGCTGACGACGTTCCTGACCCGCTGACGATGCTGCAGGCGTCCGCCGTGGCCCAGCACGAGATGTACCTGGCCTGGGTGATGGCAGGCTTCACCACGGAGCAGTCCATGGAGCTGGTGTCGACCGTGATCTACGCGATGATCATGAAGGCGGCGTGAATGACTGCTGTAGCGTACGGTAAAGCTCATGGTAACGGGTCGTCGCACGTGGCTGCCAGGAATCAAGGATGGCCGCGTGGAGCTGCCTGAGCGCCATTACCAGCTGGTGCGCGGGCTGAAGTCAGGGCGCGAGCTGTGGAAGCGCCATCCGCACGTCCGGACCGGGCAGGAACTGACTTTTGGCGAGCGCGCTGCGGACGTGATGCGAAACGCCTTCGGGTCGTGGGCGTTCGTTGGCAGCTTCCTGGCCTTCATGGGCGCCTGGATGGCGTTCAATTCACTGTTCCTGCGCGGGCACGGGTTCGATAAGTACCCGTACATCCTGCTGAACTTGTGCTTGTCGATGATGGCCGGCTTGCAGGGAGCGCTGATCCTGATCGCGGCCAAGCGGGCTGACCGGGTCTCAGCAGAGCAGGCGCTCGCGCATTACAGCGAGACGGGAAAGCTGGACGCGCTCCTGACCGTCAATAATGAGATGACGGCGCGGATCGAGGCAGCCAGCGCGCTGCTGACGGAAATTCACCGTCATGTTACCGCGATGACGCCAGGAGCGGGCGCGTTCTCCCCAGGGCACGAGCCCGGGCAGGAGCCAGCATCGCGCCGTGATCCCGGGAGCGCTGACTGTGACTGACCTTGCCGCTATCCGCACCGCCCTGGCCGCCCGGATTACCACGGGCACGGGACTGCGCGCCCTGCCGGAAGCCCGTGACCAGGTCAGCCCGCCGGTGGCCGTGGTGCTGCCCGGCCAGCCCGTGGTGACCTACGGCGCCACCGTGGACGGCGCCTTCACCGTGAACCTGCGGGTGCTGCTGCTGCTCAGCGACGGGGCGCCGGTGGAGAAGGTGCAGCGCGCGCTGGATGCCTACCTGGGCATCGGCGTGGATGACAGCGTCCCGGCCAGCATCGCCGGCGCCATCCAGGAGGACCCGACGCTGGGCGGCGCCGTGCACTTCGCCGTGCCGCTGGCCGCTGACAGCTACGGGCGGGTGGACTATGCCGGGGTCACCTATTTCGGGGCCCGCCTGTCGATCCAGGCAGGGGCGCTGTAGCCCGGCACAGCGCGGCGCAGTCTGACGCAGTATGCTAACGTCATGAATCCCGTGCTTGATGACGTCCTGGCGGCGCTGCGGCAATCCTGGATACGGGAGACCAGCGCCTTCCCGGACCGGTGGACGCCCGGGAACCCTGCGTGCGGGCAGTGCACGGTATCGGCCCTGGTGATCCAGGACTATGCCGGCGGCGACCTCGTGCGGTTCCTTGTCGTTGACGCCGGCATGGACATGCGGCACACGGTGAACCGGCTGCCCGGCGGCATGCTGCTCGACGCCACCGCCAGCCAGTTCGCGTCCGTCCCGGTGTACGTGCCGCGGGCGCCGGAGACCCGCGCGGCGGCACTGGAACGGCAGGACATGGCCGTGCGCTACGCCATCTTGAGCGAGCGGGTGGAGCGCTGGCTGGAGGAAGAGGCATCGTGAGCCAGCCCTGGCACGGCATCGTGATCGAGGTCACTGGCGATGAGGCCACTGTTGACCTGCGCCGGGAGGGCAGCGTGAGCATGGTGGCAGAGGTGGAGCTGGCCCGGTGGGGCTTGCACGACGTGATGCCGGGTGACGTCCTGGTGCTGGACACCGACGCGGGCACCGTGACGCGCCTGGAGCTGCCTGCCTGGACGCAGCAGGAGCTGGACGCCGTTCACGAGCGCGCCCGTGAGATGGCCGCCTGGTTTGAGGAGAACGTGCAATGACCCTGGACACACGCGTGTACGTGATCAGCAAGGTGGACTACCGGGCCGTGTGGGTAGCGTGCAACCGGCTCATCGGCGCTCACGAGGGCATCAAGTTCACCGATGAGGGCGGTTACATCGGGAACAAGCCCGGCCAGGGGCTGCTCGCGCTGCTGGACGTTCACTATGGCACGGACGCGCCACTGGTTGCCGAGGGCGGCCACCACCGGTACTGCGAGCCTGATGACGAGGACGCGCGCCACCGGCGCTGCTTCCCGCACTGGCTGGAGGCCTCCTTCGACACGCCGTACGGCTACCGGGACTCCGACGGCAATGGCTGCGGTGACCTGCACGCCCGCCTGGTCGCGGAGCTGGGCCAGTGGCTGGACGGCCAGGGCGCCCGCTGGGCCTGGGAGAACGAGTTCACCGGCGAGGTGCATGAGGGCTATGAGGGCCTGACGGACCTCGCCCGCGGGGGCGCGCAGGCGACCCAGTGGTACCGCACGATCGTCGCTCCGGCCCTCGGGCTGCCCGCTTCGTGAGCGACGACCTGCGCAAAGACGCGGGCGCGTTCCTGTATGGGTACAGGTGCTTAACCGGGGTGCCAAGTCTTGTTTTTTACACCCAGGACTAGGTAATCTCCGTGTGTGAAACGAGTTCAAATCCCGGTTACCTGGGATATGCACAAGCGGTTCGAGGCCAAGCTGCTGCCAGGGCCACCATCACCGGATGAGGATTTGTGCCCGGGACCTTGCTGGGCCTGGTCAGGCGCGCACTTCCAGAAGACAGGTTACGCTCTGTTCAATGTTAAGTGCGGAGACGGGAAGTGGCGGCCAACGACAGCGCACCGGATTGCCTGGCGGCTGTACCGTGGCGAGTTCGATCCTGAGCTGGAACCTGATCACCTGTGCCGTAACCGGGCCTGCGTGAACCCTTGGCACGGCGACCCGGTGACCCGGTCAGTCAACATGCTCCGCGGGATGCACCCGACTGCTATCCTGGTTCGCGAGAACAAGTGCCCGCAAGGGCATGAATTCACGGAAGCTAATACCATCCTGCGCAAAAATGGCAAGAGGGAATGCCGGGCATGCGCTCAGGCGCGGGATAACGCCAGGAATGCAAGTGGTGCCCGCAAGGATCATTACCGAAAGATGTACCTGCAGCGTAAACAGCGGAAATCGCTGTGAAGGAGGTGATGCCAACATGAGGGTGCTGATAGTACACCCTGGTTTAACGGCCCTGATTTCAGTGTTGCGGACGTATACCGGGGATGGGCCGACGGCCTGCGGGAGCAGGGTTGCGAGGTCGCGCTATACAACACCAATGATTTAAAGGGCCGCCTTTACTTCTACTCGCGCGCCCTTATTGACACGGAAGAGAAGGACGAGACCGGGCATCCTATCGTCCGGCAGGCGATGAACCAGCTGGAAGCGATCCGCGCGTCCATGCAAGGCATCACGCATGCCACCTACTCCTTCTGGCCCCAGGTGATCGTGTTCGTGAGCGCCTTTTTTGTTGAAGCTGGGACGTTTGCGCTTCTCCGTGCACGAGGGCACAAGATAGTGCTTCTGCACACGGAATCGCCGTACCAGGACACGGAGCAACTGACCCGGGCGCCGTTCGGTGACATCAACCTCATCAACGACCCCGTGAACCTTGCCCGGTACCAGGAACTTGGCCCGGCGTACTACATCCCGCACGCGTACCGGCCGGACGTGCACCACCCGCGCACGGGGCCAGTCAACCCGGAGCTGGCCGCGGACCTCACCTTCATCGGCACGGCCTTTGAATCGCGGGTGCGGTTCTTTGAGGCAATGGTCACCCAGCCTGGCTTCGCGGGCCTGGACTTCCTGCTGGGCGGCTCGTACTGGAAAGAGGAAACGGGCGAGGGCTCGCCCCTGCGCGCGTACCTGTCCCAGGACGCAGCCTGCGTGGACAATGCCGAGACGGCTGAGCTGTACCGGCACGCCGCGTGCGGCATCAACTTGTACCGCCGGGAATCAGAGGAAGAGCACGCGGGCGAGGGCTGGGCAATGGGCCCGCGCGAGGTGGAGATGGCAGCGTCCCGGTTGTTTTTCCTCAGGGACCCGCGGCCGGAAAGCGATGAGGTCCTCGGGATGCTGCCCTCGTTCGCGACGCCGGAAGACGCCGCAGAGCAGCTGCGCTGGTGGTGCAGGCACGAGGCTGAGCGCGAGGAGGCGGCCCGGAAGGCGCAGGTGGCCATCGCGGACCGGACGTTCGCCAGCCACGCCCGGAAGCTGCTCGGGTGGCTAGAGCAGCTGTGATACTGTAAGATACATGTCATGAACCTCACCATGATCCGGGTAACCAGGAAAGACTGCCCCACCTGTGGGGGCTCAGGACTGGAGCCTGGGGCATCAACCTTCGTGCCCTGCAAGGACTGCAAGGGCACCGGGACTGCCTGACTAACCCTGCAGCCAGTATCGGATTACCAGCCACAAGAGACATGTCAGGAACCTGCCGCCATCATTGGCTTGCCAGCCACAATGGTCCTGCGTGATACGTGCAGGCGTGAATGTATGATACTGTAAGAGACATGACCGAGTGGGAGCCAACGAAGTCCGGGGGCTTCCGCCGGACCGGGGTAGCTCAGAGGAAGAGCGCTGCGCAGATTACGCAGAGGTCAGTGGCCCGAAACCATTCCCCGGTGCTGACGATGACCTGGGCCGAGAAGCTCGGGCTGCCGCAATGCCCGTACGTCATCCGGTGGAAGCTGGAGGCAAGGCTTGGCTCGGTGCGCCTGCACCACTGGCTGAAGCCGGATGATGACCGGGCCTTCCATGATCACCCGTGGTGGTTCGCCACGGTCATGCTGCGCGGTTGCTACACCGATCGCAGCCCGGCAGGCGATGACGTGCTGATGGCAGGCTCAGCCCGGGTGCGCCCGGCCCTGCACCAGCACACGGTCATCCCGGGCGAGCACGGGGCCTGGACGCTGATGCTCACTGGCCCGAAGTCCCGGGCATGGGGCTTCTGGCGAGAAGGCCGGTTCCTCAAGGCGAACAAGTGGTTTGCCCGGCACGGCCATCACCCCTGCACGTGACGCTCACCATGCGATACCGTGAAATACGCCGCCTGGGACGATCAGCCGGCCAGCCACGGACCTGGGAGCATGCATGACCCTCAAATTCGGCCGCCGCCCGAATGACCCCCGGCGCCCGCGCGTCCGGCTGAGCCGGTCACTGACGGGCGTGGTCCCCGCGCACCCGCCTGCAGCCGATTACCTGGCGCGGCTGCAGGGCTGGCAGATGCTCGGCAACGGGCCTGATCCCGCCAACGTCGCGGCAGGGTTCCCGGCCGAAGGTGCGGGCGATTGCGTCGCGGTAACATGGGCGGATTTCCGGCGCCTGGTCACGGCCGTGCTCAGCACGGAGTACTACCCGACATTGCCGCAGGTAGGGGCGTTCTACGCCACGCAGAACCCGGGCTTCCCCCAGCAGGACAACGGCATGGACATCCAGACGGCGCTGGAGGACCTGGTGGCCAACGGCGGCCCGGACGGCGTGAAGGCGCTCGGCTTCGCTGCCGTCGACTACACCAACCCGGATGAGGTCAAGGCCGCCATTGCCATCTTCGGCGCGGTGTGGACGGGCATCGTGGTCCAGTCCGCCAACCAGGACCAGTTCAGCGTCGGCCAGCCCTGGGACTACGTGCCCGGCTCACCGGACGAGGGCGGCCACTCCGTGCTGGTCGGCGGCTATGGTTCCGGTGGCACCGGGCAGCTCGGCGGCGACGAGGCGTTCATCACGTGGGCCCAGGAGACGAGCTTCACGGACGCGTTCTGGAGCCGGCAGGTGCAGGAGTGCTGGGCCGTCATCTGGCCTGAGCACCTCAACAGCCGGGAATTCCTGGACGGCGTCAGCCTGCCCCAGTTTGCCGCGGACTACACTGCGCTCACCGGCCGACCGTTTCCCGTCCCGGTGCCACCAGCTCCCGTTCCAGCGCCGCCAGTCCCCGTGCCGCCCGCCCCGGCGCTCCATGACGTGCACGACCAGGAGCTGTGGGCCAAGACCAGCGCGTGGACCACGCTCATGCACACGGCAGGAAACAAGCACGCGGCGCAGGCGCTGCGCGACTGGGCCGTGGTGAAGGGCCTGGCATGACGCGTCCAGGGGCAGCGTGAAAAAAGGCAAAAGAAAAGCCCCGCACCGGTTTCCCGGTACGGGGCTTTTTCCTTGCTTCACCAGATGATGGGCTGGCTGCTCATGCGTGGATTATTAAGAGCCGTCACATGGTCAATGGCTGGTTGTTGTTCTTTGGTTGCGTGGCTGCATGTTCACACGGCCCATGGCTGGCTCGGGCGGGGATGGCTGCACGAATACGCTGGCTGGTCTTCAATGGCTGCACGAGTTCGCGGGCTGGCTGTTGTTCTCTGGCTGCTCGTTTACCTTGGCTGGCTCCAGGATCCTGGCTGAAGAACGGTGGCGAGCTTTACACGCCAGCGGGTGCGCGCCCCGGGACGGCGGCTCGTGCCGTGCGCTCAGGCTGCACCAGGGGGCGGCGCGGCACCCAGTCATCCTGGTGCGCGCCGTAGATGGGCTCGTAGCCGTGCTGGACGCGCCACAGGTCCTTGAGGATGGCCTTGCCGACTATCCGCACCGCGTGCTTGTAGACGTGGCCGGCCTTCCAGTCGGGGTGCAGCTCTTCTGCGTGCGCCCGGGCCCGCACGTAGCACGGGTAGTACGGGGTCTGCCCGCGGGCCTTGCCGTTCTTGTCCGGTGCCCCGTTGGAGCGCAGCGCGAACTCGGCCATCTGGTGCACGATCATCTTCGCGGCCGGGTTCCCGGAAGCCAGGGCCTCCTCCTGCGTCTGGTTGCGGCGCCGGCGCCGCTCGGCGTCACCGTGCCCGCAGTACGCCCACAGCTCGCGGACGCCCATGGAGCGCACGTCGCCGATTGCCAGCACCCGCTTGGGCCGGGGCGCTTCGTCCTCGTCCTCTTCACCGAGCTCATCGTCGTCGTCATCGAAGTCATCGGAGGCCAGCGGGCCGCGCGCGTCATCCGGGGTTTCCCACCACGCCTCGGTGTAGGTGACGAAGTCGCCCACTTCCCCGATCAGCCGGGCCATCCACACCTCGCCGATGCCCAGGGTGGCCTTCTGGAATTCCCGGACCTTCAGGGGGCCGATGTTCTTGTAGACGCGGACGAGGATGCGCCCGCTGGTGTCCTTCATGGCAGTCGCCGCTTCCAGCTGCGCATGAAGGTCGATGTCATAGGCCTCGCCGGCCCGGGCAAGCGCGCGCAGCCGGTTGCCGATCCGGGTGGTGAGCCGGTAGGCGTCGTAGTAATTCCGCCCGGCAGTGCGAAGCTGCCAGTACTCCTTATTCATTTTCTTTTGTTTTCCCTTCTGTTCTTCTTTGGCTGGCCCACAAACCTTGGCTGCATGTGCCACCGGCTCCGTGGCTGGCTGTCAGTACATGGCTGCACAAGAACATTGGCTGGCTGTCGATCCTTGGCTGCAGGTCGTTGGCTGGCTGTAGTAGCTTGGCTGATGATCATCGGCTGCAGGTCCTTGGCTGACTCCGGTAGGTTGGCTGAAGATCGTTGGCTGGCTCCAGTAGCTTGGCTGCACGGCATTGGCTGGCTCCGGTAGTTTGGCTGCAGGCCTTCAGTGGCTGGCTGATCTCCCTAGGCTGCGGTACCTTGGCTGGCTCTGGTAGTTTGGCTGCAGGTCGTTGGCTGGCTGTAGTAGCTTGGCTGCAAAAGCTCCCGGCTGGGGAACCAGGGCTGGCTAGGGTCTCTTGGCGGCAAGTTCGCTGTCCTGCGATAGCTGGCTGAGGTTCTGCGGCGGTATTACGCCCGGGAGCTGAGCATCTCAGCCCGGAGCACGGCGAGGTCAATCTGCCCGAGGCACTCCACCTTGTGCTTCTTTATCTCGGCGATAGACCACCGATGGCGGCTTATGGCCGCGTTAATGGCGGCCAGGGGCTTGCTGATCATGCCGATTCTGGCTTGGTGATCCGCGATGGTCATGTCCTTCCACAGGACTGACTGCGTCACGCTGCCCGCGACGGGCACCAGGACCGGCAGCGACAGCAGCATCTCCAGGTTGTCCAGCGCGGGCAGCGCGCCCGATTGCGAGCGGATGTGCTGGGCGACCCGGTCGGGCCGGCCGGACGGGTTAGTGAAGGCGCTCTCCTCCGCTGCCCGCACGTCGGTGCGAATGGCCGCCCGGACCCGGTCGGTGATCCACGGCAGCAGCACCAGGATGGCCTCCTGGGGCGACGGGTCGTCCATCAGCTCCTTGAGCAGCGCCTGCGCCGTGCTGTGCGCGTCCCCGTCCCATAGCCGGCGGGCGCGGTCGTTAGCGGCTTCGGCCTTTACCTTCGTTGTCATGGGTACTGTCCTTTCCCTTGGCTGGCCCGGGTTCATTGGCTGAAGAACGATGGCTGGCTGAGGTTATCTGGCTGTGCGATCTTGGCGGATTCACATGCGCTGGCTGTCGCAGTTCTCTTGCCTCTGCGCAGGCATTGCCAAGGCCAAGCGCTGGCTGGAGAACGATGGCTGGCTGGGGTCCGATGGCTGGGATCTGCTGGCTGCAGGTCTACTTTGGCGGGCTTAAGAGCGCTGGCGGCTGGATGACGTTGTCGCGCGTGGGCAGCGGGAGACTTGAACTTCCGAAGCGCGAGAAGAAAAAGGGTCTTCTCTGCCATGCGCCGTGCCTGCCCGGTGACAGGAGCGGTGGTGAAGCGTGAAGTACACATTTCTCCGCTCCCCGAGCGCCGGGCAATTCCTGGCCTGCCCTTGTTTCTTTTATTCAGTTTATGCTTCACGATCCCGCTGGCTGGCCGAGGTCTTCTGGCGGCACGTGCTTATTCAGTGGTGAGCGCCCTCGCCGTATCCGCCTTCCGTGCGCTCGTGCATGTCAGTTGACGCACCCGATGCAGGCGGCTATTGTAACCGGCAGTTGCCTAACCGTGGAGGTCCGGCCGGCGAGGGCCTCGTGGGCAGCAGGAGAGTCGAACTCCTGAAGGCACGGAAAAGCATCCTGCTAATTAGAAGCCTTCCCTGGCGTGCGCCTTGCCTGCCCGGTGACAGGAGCAGAGAGCTGAGACTGGATTTCTCCAATAAGCCTGCTCCCCGAACGCCGGGCAATTCCTGGCCTGCCCTTGTTCCCCTTATTCAGTTGTCTTGCGTGGACAGCAGGAGGATCGAACTCCTGAAGGCACGGGAAGAGATTGTAGTGTAAGGCCCTTCCCTGGCGTGCGCCTTGCCTGCCCGGTGACAGGAGCGGCGAGGATCACATGAATGTTGCTGTGTGATTCCGCTCCCCGAACGCCGGACAATTCCTGGCCTGCCCTTGTTCTCCTTATTCAGTTATCGTGAGGCTGCATCTTGGCCTCGGCTGGCTAGCATGCTCTGGCTGCACATTTACCTTGGCTGGCTGACCTGCCATGGCTGTACTTCACTGGCTGGCTCAGGTGCGTTGACTGTACTCCATTGGCTGGCTCAGGTGTTGAGGCTGCACATCTACCCTGGCTGGCTCAAGTCCATTGGATGTCAGTGACTGCAGGGCCTGCGCCCGGGAGAGCCCCCGCCAGATCTCGCCTTCCGCGTGAAGCGCCATGCACGGTCTCACGCCCGAAGCAGGCGGGCTGTTGTAACCGGGGAGAAAGGTTGTAAGCCCCGGCTGGCGGGGGCTGGTCATGATGGTAGCGGGTCGCAGTTCTCTTGCCTCTGCGCAGGCATTGAAGTGGGGCTGGCTGTAGCCGTCGGGCTGTGGCATAGTGGCTGGCTCGCGTGCTCTGGCTGCGTTGCGGGCTGGACTATCTCGGCTGGCTCCCATGGACTGGCCGTGTTGCAGGATGCTCGCCTATCGTGGCTGGCTGAACGGATCTGGCTGCGCGATCTTGGCTGGCTCATATGCTCTGGCTGCGGGATGATGACTGGTTTCAGCATCATGGGGGCTGGCTTCACGGTCATGGCGGCACGTTCTCCTGCTGGCTAGATGTGGCAGTCCACCACGACCAGCCACGCGTCATCGGGCAGGCTGTCCACGTAGGCGTTGGCCGCGCGCAGGTAGGCAGCCCGGTCGTCCGGGCCGTCGTCACTCATGCCGAACCAGCCCATCGTGCCTGGCGCCATCCACTCGCCGTCGGTCGTGAGCAGCGCGTAGCCGGGCACGGCCTGGTCCCGCTGCCGCCGTGCGTGCTCGTCCTCGCTGACGGAGAACACCTCCAGCACGTCCTTGCTGGACCACCGGAACGGGCTGCCCTCCGCATTGAGTCGTGCCACCCGCAGCTGGCTGTGGTACTCCTGCCGCGCGCGCTCGATGGTGTAGCCGCTGCCCTCGCTGACCATGCCGGCGAAGACGCTGAACGGGACCGCTTCTGGCAGTCCTGCCACCAGGCCCTGGTACTCGCGGTACAGCGTCCTGGCCTCGTCTTCCGCATCCTGGCGCACCTTCTCCAGGTCCAGCGCGCGCTTGGGGCCGCCATCGCAGCCGAAGAACGGGAACTTCTCCGGTGAGCTCCACGACTGCTCTGGCATCAGGACTTCGCCAGCGTGCCCGGGCTTGTAGCGCAGGGAACCGCCCCACCGGCCGCCGACGGTGTACCAGTCCCACTTGGACTGCTGGTTGCGCGTGGACATCATGTAGGCCCGGTCGGTGTCCTCATCAAGGAACAGATGGTCGCCTTCATCGTCGGCACCCTGGCAGTACGCGACATTGACCGCGTCCGCGACCTGCTGCCAGGTCAGCGGGCCGTCTGGGAGCTTGCCCTCAGCGCGCAGGCTCTTCACGGCCCAGTGCTCCTCGGGCAGGCCGTCTTCATAGCTGCGGTATGGCGCTGCTTCCCTGTTCTCGTCGTACGGCGCGAGCATCTCGCTCAGCTGGCCAGGGTCTTCCAGGCAGGCCAGCACGATGAAGTGCGTCATGCCGCGCCCTCCTCGTTCCTGACTGCCTCAGTGATGAGCCGGACCTGGCGCCGCTCCAGGGCCATGTGCAGCAGTTCCGGTGCGGACCAGGCGATCTCGTCAAGCACCCGCTGGACTTCCTTGCCTTCCAGGCGCACGTGCAGGTTGTCCTCTAGCGAGAACCCGAGCGTGGAGCCGGTGGCGCTTACGTGCTTCAGGCCACGGTGGACGATCATGCCCTGTCCCCTCCTGCCTTCTCTTCCGGGACGCCGGTGAGCCACCGGAGCTGCACGACGGGGCCGTCCTCGTCGTATTCCGTGATGGCAGTGAGCTCCGCGGTGCCCGGGATGCCCTCGCTTGCCAGGAACGCCGGCAGTTCCGCCGCCGTGATGCCACCGGGCAGCGTGGCGCGCTCCTCCTGCACCCAGCGGTCACCCGACCAGTACTGGGGCTTGAAGCCGTCAGGCCATCGCGTTGTCATGGCCTCGTCCTTTCTTGGTGTCTGATGCAGTATAACTCATCGGGGCACGGGCTGGCTACTTCGCCGCGCGTGCCAGGAGGCTGCTGGCTGGCCACTTCGTCTTGGCTGCATGGTTGGCTGAGTTCTGCTGGCCGCGCGGGGCACGCGTACCTTGGCTGGCTGTAAACCCGTGGCTGCAGGACACCGGCACGCTGGCTGGCTCAGGTCGTATGGCTGCATGCCCTGGCTGCGGGATGATGGCTGGCTCGTATATCCTGGCTGCGGCTCCGCATCGTTGGCTGACCGTCACTCAGGGCTGATGTACCGTGGCTGGCTAATGCCCCCTGGCTGCAGGTCGTGTGCATCATCATGATGGCTGGCAAGCGTCCGATGGCTGCTCGTCTAGTGTGGCTGACTGGTGGTCATGTGCATCATCATCATCATCATCATCATCATGGCAGGCAGGCGTTCCATGGCTGCGCGTTTACTGCGGGCTAGCTCATGATCCCGATGGCTGGCACACGTTCAAGGGCTGCATTTTTGTCCTGGCTGGCTAACGCCCCCTGGCTGCGGGTTCATGACTGGCTAGTTGCTCCTTGGCTGCCGGCACCGGTACGTTGGCTGGCTGACACTGAGTGGCGGCATGGCGTCGTTGGCTGGCTAACGGTCATTGGCTGCGGGTTCACGGCGGCATGGCGTGGTTGGCTGGCTAGTGGTCACGGGCCGCAAGGTTACTCATCGTCGTCTTCCCGGAGCTGCGCCAGGAACTCCTCGTTGCCCGGCAGTGCCGCCAGCGGCCAGCGTGCCGTGCGGGCGCACGGGTAGTACCCGTGGTTGCCGCCTGGCTCGCTACGGCTAGCGAACCGGCCCAGGTCGTGCGGCTGCTTCTGGAAGCCCCGGTACACCTCGAACAGGCCGTCTCCGTCGAGGTCGATGACGTAGCCCCACTCAGCGAACAGCGAGTCCAGCGGGAAGTCGCGGGCGTCCTCAATGACCCCCGCTGCCAGCATCAGGCCCGGCTCCCCTTGCGTGGCGCGCAGCAGGACGTACCAGTCGCGCAGGCTCCCGGTGCCCACGCCCTGGTCCGCGAAGCCGGCGAGCCGGGCGACGTCTTCGTCTGTGGGCGCGCTGCCCGGGCTGGCGACCTGCAGGGCAGCTGCCTGCTGGCGCAAGGCCGCCGGGTCCTTGGCCGCTTCCCGCAGCCACCCTAGCACCGCCAGGCCCAGGCCATCAGGGTAGCTGTCCCAGTGGTTGTAGGCCGTCTTCTCCTCGTCGTTCACGGCGAAGGTGATGAATCCTCGTGTTCCCATGCCTTCTCTTTCTTTCCGCTCAGGACCTGCTGGCCGTCAGTCCCGCCAGGAGCCGGAGCAGGTCCGTCATGCGCACCTCGATGGCGCCATGCGTGCCGCCCTGGGAGCCGATGATGAAGACGCGGGCCGTGACTGTGCCCGGCTCGTGGTTCACCTCCAGCTTCATCAGGTCGTGTGCGCCTGTCCCGTAAGCTTTCCAGGTGTTCACGCCAGTGCCGCTTCCCTTGCCAGCGCTGCCGCCTTCGCCTTCAGCGGCTCGGCCTTGAGCAGGTTGCGGTTCAGCCGGCTCTCCCAGGAATTCGCGCGCCGCGCCCAGTCCAGGTACTCGCCAGCCGCCTGCACCAGCCCGTACGCGGTGCCGCCGATGCCAGCGCCTTCCACGGTCGGCCCGTTCAGGAAGCCGAGCACGGCCGCGCGCGCCGTCTCGATGTTGGCCATCACCCGGTCTGAGACGATGCCGTCCGGCGGGGCCGGGATGAACTCGCGCAGCCACAGCTGCTGCTGCGCCGGGGTCACCGCGATCCCGAGCAGCCCGCTCATCACCTCGGTGTACTCCCGCGCCTCGTTGCGGGCGAACTGCAGGGCCTCGCGAGCCTCGGTGACCCGGTCCCGCCAGTCCCCGCGGTGGCTGAAGGAGAAGACCGCGCCGGTGCGCTCGCCCTCGGCCTCAGCGAGTGAGTAGGTGTTCCCGCACACGATCCTGACCTCGGTCAGCCGCGCCGCGCAGCTGGCCTTCCCGGTGTGGTCACTGGTGACGCCCAGGTACGGGAAGCTGTAAGACGCGTCAATGCGCCCGCGGGCCGTTACCTGGTGCGGCTCGTCCAGCCGGGCCAGCATCCAGACCCGGCGCCCGCCGTCCAGGCAGCCCCCGGTCTCCAGCTTGACCGTGCTGTCAGACCCGGTGACGGCGTCGATGATCTCGCCGAAGTCGCTGTTCGGGATGAGCCTGTAGGAAGCGCGCTGGTATGACAGCGTGGCCCCGGTGTCGCTGCGGGCGATCCGGCGCCACTGGTCACTGTCGTCAGCGGCGCTGTCCACGATCTCGGCGACCAGGGGGCCGAACACGACCACGTCATTGACAGGGCGCCGGAAGGATTCTAGCCACAAGCTGGTGACGTCGCTGGCCAGTTCATCAGCGCTCAGCTCCCCGCGGGACATGATGAGGTCCCGGGCGCGCTCGCGGAACTGGGCCGCGGTCATCACCTGCTCGCTGGTCACCGGGTAGGCGACGGGGTCCCAGTCCAGCCCGGCCAGGGCCCGGGCCTCGGCGAACGTCTGCGGGTAGTCGTCGGTGACGATGCCCTCCCGGTGCCAGGGCACCTGGCGGACGGAGAACATGGCATCTACGTTTGCTGGCATTGCCAAGCGCTTCTTTCTCCTGTGCCGCGCAGCGTGCCCCGGAGCTTCCCGGATCGGCTGCGCTAAGTGTCTGTTACAGTATATAACGCAATGACGGCAAGGTCTATTCCGGATGGTAAGAAGATATTTTTCGAATAAATGTTCTAGTAATGTAAGCGCCAGCGCAGGTTGCTGAATGAGTCATCCAGCTTGCCGCCTGGGCCGTGCCGGGCACGGCGCCCGCGGCCTGGTTCGCTGAAGGCCTCCAGCACGAGGCGCGCGACGGTGAACGCCCGGGCACGGCCGTACTTATGCAGGCGCACGAACCGGTACCCGGCGGAGTTAACCTGTGGCGCGAGCAAGCCGCCGTGCGCGGAGGGCCGCGCCAGTGAGTACACCTGGCCATGGCTGCTGACCTCATACCATCCCTGGTAGCCGGGGACAGGCCGCCACAGCTCATCGCACACTTAACAGGCTAGCTGGTGTACCCTGCCGGTAACATGCCGCGGCCCTGACCGGAGCCGGCTCGCTCAGTCCTGACGGAGCAGCCAGTGGCCACGGAACCGCTTGGTGCGCATCATGCACTCGCGGCAGCCCGTCGTCCCCCGCTCTGGGTGCACGATCCTGTTAGCCCCGGCCAGCCGGTGCCCGAGCGGGCAGTCAGGTGGGCGCCACGTGGGAATGATCCGGGCGTTCGCGTGCGTGATGACCAGGGCAGTGAACGCCTCGTCATCGATCTTCCCGCTAGCCCAGGTGGCCCAGCTGCTGGCCAGTGCAGTGTATTCGTCCTCGCTGGCGCCCCGGGCTACCCAGCCCTGATTGATCTTCGTCAGCGGGCTGCGGGCCAAGTTGACGCCTGGCGTTACCGCTTCCAGGTGCAGCGGGTTCTGGCACCTGCGGTGCAGGCAGGACGCCAGCCCCCTGCACGAGCCATCCCGGTTGTGGCAGGCATGGTCGATCCAGAAGCCGGCTGCGATCAGCCCGGTGGCCAGCTCCCAGCCCGCAATGTGCGCGGAGACGCCCTGACCATCCCAGTGAAGTTGCCCGTAACCAGTCGTGCTGACAATCGTTCCCGTCCAGGGCCAGCACTCCCCAGCCGTGCGCCGGTCAACGCCTGCGTAATACCGCACGTCATCGGGCGCCGTCTTCAGCGTCGTCAGTTCTGTCGTGCCCTGGAAATACTGCCGGTAATAATGCCTCTTGCACAGCCCTTTACCCATGTAGTCGTCAGAGCACTGCCCACCAGCCGCTGCCGTGCACGTTCGGTCAGGCACGGCTTTTTGCGGAAGCGTGCCAGCTTCCTTCCGGCGCTTGTAGCAGGCACCGCACAGCCCGCGGCGCGGCGGCCTGTCACGACCGCAATCAGTACAGATCACACTGGTATAGTATCGCATGTCACAAGGTATGTGACACCCGAGGCCGTGCACGGAGCCGGGTCCTTCGCAACACATAGCGTAAGGAGTCAGCTACAGTGAGTCGGATCCACGGAAGGAATGGCATCGCGTACGTCGGCGTGAATCCCGCCGACCTCGCCAGTCCCATGGCTTTCTTGTCGGACTGGAGCATCAATTTTGTCGTTAACAAAGTCGACGTAACCTCCATGGGCGACCAGAACCTCATCTGGGTCGCCGGGTTGCCCGACGCTTCCGGTGACTTCACCGGGTTCTACGACACGGCCACGGCGCAGACGTACGTGGCGGCCACTGACGGCCTGCCGCGCAACTTCTACCTCTACCCGAGCACGCTCGGCGTGCAGGGGTCCGCACCGGGCCAATACTTCTTTGGCCAAATCCTCCCTGATTTCAGCGTCGCGGGCGGCGTGGCGGCAGCCGTGAGCCTGAAGAGCACCTGGAACGCTGCGACGCGCATTCAGCGTTATCCAACTGTAGGCATAGCCGGAACCTGATAACTGTGAAGAGCGTAATTATGCGGTATCGTGCAGCATGGCTCAAGAGACATGCTCAATCGAAGGCTGCGCGAATTCGCATTACGCTCGCGGCTGGTGCGCTGCGCACTGGCAGCGGAACCGGCGCTACGGAGATCCCCTGGGCGGAGGGCCGATGCGCCAGCCGCCCAGGGAGTGCTCCGTGGAGGGCTGCACCCGTCCCTACAGCGCCAAGGGCTTGTGCAGCATGCACTACTACCGGGCGAAGGCAAACAACGGGGAAGCAGGAGGGGCCAGGCCACGTAAGAACGCCGGCTCTCGCAAGCCCAGCCAGCCGCGTCTGTGCGAAGTCGAAGGCTGCGGTTCTCTTCACTACGGCCGCGGATTCTGCCTTCGGCACTACCAGCGCTGGAAGGACTACGGGGACGCTAATGAGCCGTTGCGCCGTGGCCAGAACGGCTCAGGTCACCGGGGCGTCAACAACCAGGGCTACGTCGTGCTCAAGTACGGCAAGTGGACCATCCTGGAGCACCGTGCCGTCGCGGAAGTCAAGCTCGGCCGCAGGCTCTACCCATTCGAGAACGTGCACCACGTCAACGGCATCAAGACCGACAACCGGCCCGAGAACCTGGAGGTCTGGGTGAAGGTGCAGCCAACAGGCCAGCGCCTGGAAGACCTGATCACCTTCGTCACGCAGTACTACCCGAATGAGGTCCAGGCGGTCCTGGGTCGCGCGCGGGCGCTGACCAGGGCCGAGCTAACGGGCTCCGCATAACTGAACAGTTCAGGAAAACGGCCAGGCGAGCACGGCGCTCGTGCCCGCCTGGCCACCCTCTCCCCCAGTGCGACGCTGGGGTATCACGCAGTCTACATCATCAGATCCTGATACGGGACGGACCACGATGACAGCACGGAAGATCACCCGCGACAGCGGCGACGCCACGGACTTTGACGAAACGCGGCGGCTGCTGTACATGGCACTGCTGGTCAACGAGACCAAGCGGTTCAACCTTGCCGCGACCCTGGTCAACGCACTCGCGCACCATCACCTAGTCACGGACCTGACGGTCGCGGAGATCACCCGGCACGTGGTGAACGCAACGCGCGGCATCGACAACGCCACCGGATCGGACCTGGAGGAGAACGAGGCCCGGCAGGAAGGCGTTGCCTGGATCCAGAAGCAGATTGACCGGATCACTGCTGAGCTAGGAGATGGTCCTGGTGCCTGAGGCAGAGGCCGACTACACGATCGACTGGGATGAGCCGGTCCCGGCCGTCACGCTCCCCCCGCCGCGGCCGGCCAAGGCCCAGGCTGCCATCCCGGCCAAGGCTGACCGCGCGCTGGCCCGGGTCCAGGCCACTGCCGCGGAGAAGAACCTGCAGCCGCCCGACGACGACGATGAGGTCACGACCGGGAGCGTCATCGCTTCGGGTGACCGCGTCACGCTGCTCGGCCAGGAGTTCCGGGTCTCAGAGCGGATCGGCCTGATGCCGCTGCTGAAGTTCGCCTCTGCCTCGGACGTGGACACCCAGGATCCGCGGGCGCTGGCTGCCATGTACACCATGCTGCGCGACTGCATTTACGAGGGGTCGCCGGGCTGCGGGGAGTGCGAGCACTGCGAGGCGCGCAACGAGACGGCCTGCAAAGCCTACGAGAGGGGTGACTGGAGCAGGTTCGAGGAGCACGCGATGGTCACCAAGGCCGATGCTGACGACCTGATGGGCGTGGTCTCCAAGGTGCTGGAGATCGCGTCCGGGCGCCCTACCCCGCCGCGTGGTGGCTCACCCGCTACTGCGCGCAGAACGCGGGCCGGCTTGACGGCGAGCGGCTCCGCCACGCGGAAGCGGGGATCGAGGCGCTGAGCCCGCGCCAGCTGCTCAACTTCGCTTACGCCCTCATCACTAGCGAGCTGACGGGGGAGGAAGCGGAGAAGTTCGAGGAGGACATCGGCATGAGGACCAGCCCGGAGGCGGTGGCGCTGGCCGCGCTGCGGGCGCACCAGGAGGCCAGCGGGATGGCCTTCGATGACCCGGACGCGCCGGTTGCCGCCCCGCTGGGCAGCCGGGACGAGGAGATCCCGGGAGCGTGGATGGGACGGTGAGGCGCACGGGGATCTCCTCGTCCCGGCTGGCTGATGTCGCCTGGCTGCATGCGGGCGGCAGGGCGCACTGGGACCTTGGCTGGCTGATGTCACCTGGCGGCACGCGGATCACGGCTGGCCGTGGAGCACTGGCTGTGTATTACCGAGTATAGCAGGACGGAGGGAACGGCATGGACGTGCGGCTGGACGACGCGGCCATCACCGCCCTGCTGGACGACGAGCACGGCATGGTCGGCCGGTACCTGCAAGACCTGGCGGACCAGGCGGCGGCCGTCGCGCGGGCCCGGGTCCCTGTGCGCGCCACGCCGTCCTGGAGCGCGCGCAGCAACGCCCGGCCGCCTGGCTTCACCAAGGCATCCGTGCACACCCGGATAGGGCACCGGTCCGGGGGGTCGCTGTGGGCCAGTGCCAACGCGCCCGCGGACCCGGCCGTCTTCCTGGAGTACCCGCGGGAGGACCGCGTCAAGGAGCCGTTCCTGACCGTCGGCCTCTGGTCCCTGATCGGCCGGATCTTATGGCGCCCCTGTTGCGGCCTGAGGCGGGTGAACAGTAATGGCCACCCTCGGTGAGGCCTGGGTTACGGTCAGCCCGGACGCGAGCGGCTTCCGGCTCAAGGCAGATGCCGCGATCCGGACCGCGCTGGCCGGGATCAACCCCGACGTCAGCGTCAAGGTGAAGGCAGACACCACCGGCGCCCTGGCGTCCATCGTCAACCTCCGGGCCCGGATGGACGCCCTGTCGGCCAACCTCGCCAGCATCAAGATCGGCGCGGACGGCAAGCCGGCCCTGGCCACCATCACCACGCTGCAGGGCAAGCTGCTCGCGCTGGCCAAGACGGTCGCGGACATCACGCTGAGCGCGGACACCTCCGCGATCGACGCGAAGATCGCCGCGCTGCAGGCGAAGCTGGCCGCCCTGGTGCGCAAGTCCTCTGACCTGCAGATCGACGCGGACACCACGGCTGCCATCTCTAAGATCGCCAACCTGGAGCTTGAGGCGCACGGCCTGGAGGCAGCACTCAATCACCTGACGGCGGACATTGAGATTGACGCCGCAGTGGCCCGGCTGTATGCCATTGAGGCCGAGCTGCAGGTGCTGAGGTCGGACGCCAGGAACATTGAGGTCACTGCGCAGACGGCAGCCATCAAGGCGGCTATCGCGGCCGTCACCGCAGAAATTACAGCACTGCAGGCCAAGGCGCATGACATCCGGATGAACGTGGACACCGGCAGCCTTATCGCAGCGCAGGCATCACTGCTCGGCCTGGAGGTCGCGGCCGAGAAGGTGGGGACGGCGGTTGAGGACGCGGCGCGCGCGCAGGCTGACCTGATCGCCTCCACCAGGGGGGTGACGGTCGCGCAGAACCTGCTCGCCATCGCCCTGGGGAACACCCAGCCCATGTGGACCAGGGCCACCGGCGGCATGGCGGCCCTGGCGGGAACGGGCGGCATCCTGGGGAACGCCTTTGGCATCCTGGGAACGAAAGTCACCCTGTTCGGCGGCCTCCTGCAAGGGCTGCTGCCCGCCTGGGCCACGCACATCTCCGTCATGCACATCGCCGCCGACGTGCTGGTGGAGCTGATCGCCGTCTGGGGCGGCGCGGCCGTCGCCGCCGGGGCCTTCGGGGTGGCCGCCTCCGATGCCGTGCAGGAAGTCGCCCGGCGGATGACCAACCTGCACATCGCCGCGGATGCCACCACGCAGTCCATGTACCCGCTGACGGGCGCCCTGGAGACCCTGCACAACGCGGTCCGGCCGGAGGTGTACCAGGTCTTCGGTGACGCGCTGGTGGTCGCCAAGGCGCACACCGGGGACTTCCAGAAAATCGTGCGGGAGACTGGCCCGGTCGTTGACCAGCTGGCCGGCCGGATGACGGCCGCGCTGACATCTGGCACGGCCTTCGACATCTTCACCAAGAACGCCAAGAGCAGCCTGCTGGGCCTGGGCACGGCATTCGGCAACGTGTTCGGCGCGATCGGCAACGTCCTGAATGTCGTGCCCGATTACGCCCAGAAGCTGCTGACCCTTGGCGTGGCCCTGACCGGCGTCCTGGAGAACGTCACCCGGATGCTGGAGCCGGTGCTGCGCTGGGGCCTGGTCATTCACGGGGCGTTCATCTACATCGGGCTGGCCACGTCGCTGGCCGTCGCCTTCTACTCCAAGGCCCTGGTCCCGCTGGCAGGCGCTTTCTACGCCGCAGCGCAGGCAGCGGCCATTTACGTCGCCGGCCTGGTCGCGGTGGCCACCAGTGAGGAAGGCGTCATCACGCTGACGGGCGTGCTGGACGCCGCGCTGGCCGTCTTCAAGAGCATCAGCCCGCTCGGCTGGATCACGATCGTCGTAGCCGGGCTGGTGGCCCTGGCCCTGTGGCTGCACAACAGCTCCAGTGCGGCCAACGACTTCACGGCCTCCATCCAGAAGGTGGTGGGCAGTGCCGGCGTGGCCCAGACCCTGGGCATCCTGGCGCAGTCCATCGCGGCGACCAGGCAGCAGCTGGTCCAGTCTGAGGGCGCCGCCCAGATGTACTCCGCCGCCATCAGCAAGGTCGACGGCGTCCTGAGCGTTGGCGGCCACGACCGGTCGCTTGCCTCCCAGCAGCTCCAGGCCCTGCGCCAGGGGTATGAAGGGGCCACCAACGCCTCGCAGGCATATGCCCATGAGCTGGCCGTGCTCCAGGGCAACCAGCAGACGTTCAATGGCCACCTCCAGGACATCGCGAAGATCACGGGATCCACGTCCTCAGCCCTGGGAGCGCTCACGGCAGCAGGCATCACCCAGAACCAGATGCTGGACAAGAACGTCCAGGACTGGGCAGCCACCACGGCGCAGGTCCTGGGAACGCTCGCTGCCTACAAGGCGATGAACGGAACCGCCGGGGCGCTGAACAATAACCTGGACGTCCTCAGCCGCACCGAGACGGACCAGTACACCGCCACGCAGAAGCTGAACCAGGGCTGGAGCTCGTTCATCGGTGACGTCACCGGCAGCCAGGGCACCTTCGACACCCTCGCGCTCGGCATGGTCACGCTGGACCAGAACTTCCAGAAGGCCGGCGGCAGCGGTGAGACGCTGCGGAACACGCTCGGCAAGCTGAGCGTCACCGGGACGCTGACCGGGGCGTCCATGGACGGCCTGAACCAGGCGAGCCTGGACCTCAACCAGGCGTTCGGCACCCAGGTGTCCAACGCCAACGCGCTGTTCGCCAGCTGGCGCACGGCCGGGCTGGCCGGCAACCTGTTCACCCAGGGCGTCAAGGACGCCATCATCCCGCTGGTCAAGTACGCGTCCGGGTCCAAGGAGGCCACCGCGCAGCTCGTGGCCCTGGCGCAGGAAGCGGGCTACCACGGGACCGCGTCACTGAAGGACCTGACGAACTGGCTCGGGCAGGCCGCCGTCAAGTCGGACGAGTTCACCTCCACCGTCAAGAACCTGCTGATCCCGATGGTGGCCGCCGACAAGGGCGCCAAGAACGCGTCGGCCTCCATGCTGGCGCTGGCCAAGCAGGCGGGCTACACCGGCGGCACCAGCATCAAGGACCTCACGGACTGGCTGAACTCTGCTGGCACGGCGACCCAGAACGTCAAGGACATCACCGACCAGGCCACCACCCAGGAGGCCCTGCTCACCGACGCGATGCAGGCGCAAGGCGACTACATTGCCAACACGCTGATCGGTGACATCAACCAGGCGATCCTGAAGTACGACGGCGTGCAGAAGGCCGCCGCGAATTACGGTAACGCGCTCGCCCAGTTCGGGAAGGGGTCCACGCAGGCCAAGGCGGCCCAGGACGCCCTGGTGAAATCCCTGATCGCGGCCGGGATGGCGGCCAACGACTCCGGGCCGCAGATCGCGGCGATGATCGCCAAGGTGCTCGGCGTCTCCATGCAGGATGCCATCAAGCTGATGGCCACCCTGGGCGACAACATCTCCAAGACGTCGGTGAACGCCCAGAAGGCCTCGGCCCTCATCGACAAGACCTTCATCAAGACGCTGCAGCAGATTGGCTTTGACACCCCGGGCATCAACAGCGACATCACCAAGTTCTCCCAGGCCATCTTGTCCAGCGGGGACAACTCCAACAAGACCCAGAGCGCCCGCGACCAGCTCATCAAGGACCTGGAGGCGGTGGGCGTGCAGTCCAAGGTCGCCCAGCAGCTGGTCACCAACCTGCAGAACCAGATCGACAAGCTGCACGGCGCGTCGCTGCCCATCGGCCTGGTGGCCAGCGGCAAGGGCAAGATCACCGCGGAGCAGACCATCACCGGCAGCACCCAGCAGGTGATCGGCAACCTGCTGTTCGTGGCCAAGGGCGGCCAGGTGCCCGGCTCTGGAAACTCTGACAGCGTGTTCGCGATGCTGACGCCGGGAGAGGTCGTCATCCCCCGCAACATGGTGCGGTCCGGCGCCATCGACCACCTGCGCGGCGCGCTGCCCGGCTTCGCCGGCGGCGGCGTGGTCGGGGTGGCTGGCGTGCAGGCCGTGCAGGACAAGTTCGTCCAGGGCACCGGCCAGGGATTCGAGGTGGCGATGGGCACGCGCTTCGAGAAGGCCGCCAATGCCGCGCTCGTCAGGGCCATCGCCGCTGCCGTGAAGGGCGCGTTCCTGGGCCCTGGGTCGGCGAACTACGCCGCCGACATCACCACGGTGCTGAGCTCCCTTGGCCTGCCGTTGTCGCTTGTTGCCAACTGGTTGCGACAAATTCAAACAGAGTGCGTGACACTTGACGTCATGATACTGACGCGGGATGGCTGGAAGAAGCATGACGAAGTACAGCCTGGTGACGAGACCATCGGCTATAACCCCGTTACGGGCGTCAGTGAATGGACGCGGGTTACCCGGGTGCAGCACTACGAGAGCGCTCCCGTCGTCCGCTTCGGCAATGAGCACTGGGAAGCTGTCGCAACCCCGAATCACCGCTGGCTGATGGAGACCGTCGTCCGGCGCCGTGAAGGCGCGTTCACGGAACTCCAGTGCCCGGATTGCGGGGCCACGGGAAGCAGCCGCGGGCCATTCCGGTCCCCGCGAGCCGTGCAGGTTCACCGGGGCAAGGAGCACAAGGAGCCCGTTACCGTCCACAAGCGCGGCGTGGGCACTTATGAGCAGGTCACAAGCACGGCGCTCGTCAAGCTGGAAGACAAGGCCCCAGGCCAGCGCATCGTTCTCGCGCGTCTTGCGAACCTGGGTGACGAGTTGCCCGTGTCCGTCCGTGAGGCTGCGCTGCTCGGCTGGATCGCGGGTGACGGCTGCGTCATGGCAAGCAAGCCCGTCTGGCGGAAGGCGCCTCCTGCTCCCCCCGTGAACTGGCAGGAGCGCACGCAGGACGCGCCATTCGGGCTGCGGCGCGATGGCACGCCAAGGAAGGGTGCCGGAGGCAGGCCCTATGAAGACCCGGATCGTACGCGCGTGCCAGGCACGAGCGGGCTCTCCGTCACCGTTTCCCAGGCAAAGGCTGAGCATTTCGCCGCCATCGAAGAAGCGCTGGCAGGCATTCCCGGGGTAGGCCGGTACGCGCAAGACCGCTGCGGGCACAGTAACGGGCCTGGGTTCGGCACCACCCAGCTCGTCACGCGCACGTGGCACCTCCCCGCAGCGTACGCCCGCGACTTGCTTGCCCGTGCCGGGAACCCGAAGACGGATGCCGTCAGCCAGGTCCTGCGGATGTCTGCCGCACAGCGTGAGGCATGGCTCGGGGCGATGATCGCGGCAGAAGGCCATCGTGAGCCCTCGAAGACGGTGATCTACCAGAATGACGGGCCTGTCGCCGACGCGATCGAGCTGGCAGTCTACCTCAGCGGGAACCGCCCGGCCCGGAGGAAGTCCCATGGCGGCTGGGGCATCGGCATCACGTCGCCGTACATCGGCGGCCCGTCGCGCGTGATGTTCGTGAAGGATGCGGGTACAGCGCCCGTGTGGTGCTGTACTACGCAGCTGGGCAGCTGGACCGCACGGCTTGACGGGCACGTATTCCTCACTGGTAACAGTGGCGGTAATTTGAACGCCGTGAACCTTACCGACTCAAATGCCCAAGCAGGTCACCCTAGTGTTGGCTTGCTACAGCTCATCCCAAGCACCTTCGCTGCTTACGCTGGTCCCTATATTAACACGCCTCCCTTGGTGAACTACGGCGGCGGCCCGGTGAGCGAGAACCCGATGGCGCAGATTTACGCCGCCATCCACTACGCGCTGGCCCGGTACGGGCCCGGGATGGGCAGCGTCATCGGGCAGGGCCACGGGTACGCGGCTGGCGGCCTCGTGCGGGCCCTGGGCACCTATGACCGGGGCGGCATCCTGCCCGCGGGCGGCATCGGCATCAACACCACGCGCCACGCTGAGATGGTCACGCCCGCGCAGGGGCCTGGCTCGCTGCACGAGACGAACCTGCGGCTGAACCGCCTCAGCCAGCAACTGGACAAGCTCATCCAGGTGACGGGCACGCAGGGGCAGGCCTTCGCCCGCGGGCTGTCAGGCAGCGCGGCGCGGGGGGCATCGATGGGCTACTACGGGCGATGAAGCCGCGAGCAGACGGGCCGGTGAACTGAGATGGCAGACAGCCTCGTCATCGCCGACATCATTGAGGTGCTCGGCGCCGGGAGCGGCGTGCAGAGTGACATCCCGGCACTGGTGAACGCAGCCGGGACAGGCGCCGTCTTCCGGCTGCTCGCGCCGTCCTCCACGGGGGGAACGGCGCTGGGCTCGCAGCTCGCCTGGGACCTGGGCGCCCCCGACCCCACGACGGACCTGGTCCAGTCGCTGCTGCTGGACGGCGAGCGGCCCTTCGGCGTCCGGGCCATCAACCGGACGATCACGCTGCCCGTCAAGATCACCGCTCCTGACCAGGCCACGCTGTCGGCGGCCAAGGAGTTCCTGATCCAGGCCATCGACGCGCCGACGTGGACGCTGACCTGGACGCCCGCCTC